CTCCTATTGTCCCAAGCTTTCTCTGGATAGGCGCAATCCTTGGAAAGTTAATACGCGTCAGCATGTCAAACAATATTAATAAGAGCGATGTGACAACGCAAGAAATGTCACAAACTGTGGAAGAAACACAGTCTAAATTAATGTCAACAGTTGAGGATTCAACTAATGAATCCTCAAATGTTGTAGGAGATTCAAGTTTTAAATCAACTGTTAATTCTGATCAAACAATTCATGAACTTATGGATTTAATGCAACGTCCCACACTTATTAGGACAGGTAAAGTAACAAGTTCTACATCAGGAATGGTGTATGCTTATGACAAAACTACATTTGACTCCATGAATGGTTTAAATGTACCTGGTCTAATATCTACATTTACTTTCCCAGATGTCTTAATAGCCAAAAATCCGGTAGTCGCCGATAAAGTTAAACAATTTACTTTCTTAAAAGCTGATATTAAATTTGATTTGAAGATTAATTGCCCCCCTAATGTTAGTGGTGCTCTTCTAGTAGTTTATGTACCGTTGATTGAATCTCTTCCTTTTGATTTCTCCAATCTAACAGTTCAAGCGCTTACCTCCTATCCTTCGAAAATTCTGGATTATTCAACAGATACTAGTCTTTCAATGACTGTGCCGTACATTAATCAATACGATTTTTATAACAGATTTCAAACTAATGAAGTCTTCAATTTGGATGGTAATAGTCACTTAGTAAATATTCCTTCTAGTTATGGTGGTATCGCAATCTTTAATTTACAATCACCTCTTAGTAGTTCCTCAGCTGATTTTGTTAGTTATACCGCCTTTGCTTCCTTTGATAATGTAGAATTATCTCTTCCTTCAATTGACACTGAAAAAGTTCCTGGTCCTTATGATGATGGTTCAAAATTCTTTACACAATCAAATAACATAATTAGGCGTATTCCTGCTAGTGATATCATGTCAGGTATTAACAATTCTCAAGAATTAAAATTATCATATAACACAACACCACCAAAATTCGACGCTGTGACGTATGATAAAGATGAAATGGATTTGTCTTACGTTCTTAAACGTGAGAATATTATAGGGAAGATCATATATGATAAAAATACTGATGCTGAAAATCAGAGTTATCTTGGTAAAGTTAGATGTTTTCCGAAACGAGTTTTTGTTAAGAATAGTGTAAATAAACCCATTCAAATGGGTACTTTTGATTATGTTAGCAATTTATTTGGTAGGTATACTGGAACAATCAAAATTGGTTTGAGAATTATTAAGACTAAATTTCACTATGGAAGGTTTGCTGTTATTTTTGATCCGTATAATAGATTATCTGGTCCAACTCCTGAGAGTACTATTAGTAGTCTTCTATCAACGAATTATGGAATGGTTATTGATCTGAACGGAAATGATGGACATGAAGGTAGTTCTAATTATTACAGTATTGAGATTCCATATATGAATAATGCTGGTTTCTCTTTAATTGGTACACAAAGTACTGATTATTATAGTGGAAGTAAAAATAATTCATATTCTTATGGAGGAGATAGTAGAATACCTTATGTTGCAGTTGGGAGAGAATGTTATTCTCCATATTTAAGATTCTATGCAGTTACTGAACTAGGTTATCTTTCCTCTGCTGCTGATAAAGTACCAATACTTGTATCAATTAGCGCAGGAGATGACTATGAACTATCAGTTCCTCGTGTGAATGTTAGATTAGCAGATCCACCTGTTATTGAAGAACCTTTTTATTGTGAATCAAGCTTAAGAATAACACCAAGTTCTAAATTAACAGCAAATGATAATATGTCAAGATGTAATGGAGAGAAAATAATATCGTTAAAAGAAATTGCAAATAGATTTACAGCTCCAACAGTACCATGTGTAGAAACACCTGCTTTCACAGTAATGAATACTGAATACTCAGCAGTTGAATACCAGTATAATGTAGATGGCTCAGAAAGAGACATAAGTCTTCAAACTGCTCCAGGTGGCGTTACATTGTCTTTACACAATAATACATTGAAAGGATATAAACAATCAAATTATGAAGCAGTAGCTAATATTTTCAGATTTGCTTATGGCGGTAGGCGTTATAAGATGATGTCCGTGGGTCCAGCTTACATGATGTGTCGCCTGTTGCATGCACCTAATTATACTGGTCCCAATTTCCTCCGTAAGAATACTCCAGCTGGATTACTTCCAATAAGAGAAGTGCACAATGGACACTATGCTGTTGCTCCAGCTAGTACAGCTGCAGTACCAATATCTGGTGAAATGATAGTTGAAAACGAAATAAATAATTTTCTAGAAGTAGAGCGACCTTTTTATTCTAACCGCAAATTAATTTCCACACGACATCCATTTACTCCTTCAAATCTTACTTACTTACCTTGTTCTGATGACATATTTACACAATTCGTAGCTATTTCAAAATCCACTAATAATGAAAATAGTGAACAATTTTTAAGTGGAACCCAATACAGAGTAGGACCATGTATGATTACAGGTA